TCAATACATTCAACAGCATATTCAAAAGTGCTATCAATAAGACTTTTCTTGTCATCAGGTTTCTTTTCCATAATATACTTCATTGTAGGATATTTCATCTTAATAAAATACCCATTCTCAAGGTCAATGGTATCAGTATGACTCTTGTCCTTGATTACCTGAATATCATCAATATTGATCTCAACTTCTGCTTGTGTCTCACCATCATCAGGACATGTGATAGCAAACTCAAGAACTTCACCAACAGACTTGGCACGAACATTGAGGAAGATATACTCAACATCAAATGTAGAGAGACTATCTAAATCAATCTTTGTTTGAATACAATTCCCAATGATCTGAGTAATGGCATTGGTGACTTCGTTTTGATCTTCAGACTCCAATGCAAGGAGAAGAATTTTTTCTTCTCGTACTACAAATGGTCTATATTTTACTTTTCTCCCTGTAGATGGAATTTTCAATTCATGGACGGGAGTGTTAATCTGAGGTAATGACATAGTTCAAAAAATAATTAGAATTCTGCTCCTTTTTGATCGTAGAAGATCACAACATGTTTTTCGTATCTGAACGATACTCTCAATTTATTTAGTGTGCTAGCACCATACGACAATGGCACACTTTCAATACTATAAGGATATACATTAAACATATCATAATAGCATGAATTTTCTCCAGATGGATCAATATTATTTTTATAAGTTTTCTGTACTCTCATATTACAAGTCATCTCATTATAATAACGAAGTCCTACAGTATTACTTACTTGTCTCCTTCTATTTCTTTCCGCTGGTTGAATCTCAGTAACATCATCAATACCATACTCTGGGAACATACCACCCATCCATGCTTCAAAGAACTTTGATGGATTGAGTTGATTGGTCTGAATAAAACTCAGACGCATATCATTATAAAGTTTAGCATGAGGATACTGAATCAATCTACCTGCATATACACCATCAACCTCATTAGTGGCAGCAAAAGTTCCTGGCAATGATGCTTCATCGCACAAGAACATCATATCACTATAGGCACCACTACTGGTAGATGATGGATTAAACCCATAATACTTCAATCTTTTCAAGATCTCCGAATTAAGCGAAGTATTAAAAGAGAAGTTTACCTCATACTCATTAGAATATGATCCACCTAAGTCAGTATTGAATATCCCCCTTAGTCTAGATATAGACATTAACTCTAAATAGAAGTACTTGTTGTAATTATATTTATGGCGTATTCTGGCAAGTTTCAACCAAAGAATCCAAGAAAATACAAAGGTGATCCGAGACTAGTAATATACAGATCATTATGGGAACTTAAATTCATGAAATGGTGTGATGACCATGATCATGTGCTTGAATGGGGTAGTGAAGAAATCGTTGTTCCTTATCGTTCTCCTCTAGACGGTAGGATTCACCGATACTTTGTTGATTTTTACATCAAAATCCAAAATAAGAACAATACTATCAAAAAATACTTAATTGAAGTCAAACCAAAGAAACAAACATTACAACCCAAAATACCCAAACGTAAAACACCACGTTATTTGAATGAAGTTTCTACATATGTCGTCAATCAAGCGAAATGGGAAGCAGCGAGAGAGTGGTGTGCAGATAGAAGACTAGAATTTCTCATACTCACAGAGGAGCACTTAAATGTCTAAGGGATTTGCAAATACCAGAACAATAGGTGGTCTAGAAAACCACATCACAAAGCAATCTGGTGGTCAGAAAAAAAGTAGAGAATGGTATCGCAGAGAAGTCTTTGAATACCTCTATGATAACATCACAGATGAAGTAGAACCCGAGAAACTATATTATTACGAATATGACCCAAAATTTAAGGCACAGATGGATAGATATGACATCTATCCTCTAGTTTATGCTTTTGATCGTGCTAAAGATAATTTCTTGGGGTCTAATATACACTACCTGCGTGACAGAGAGAAAGGTCCATATGCTCTTGCCCTCCTAAATAAAAAAGCAAGGATTATTGAAAAAACTATTCACCGATACATCTTCAAACAAGCAGATCATTTATTCTTTGAGGTCCAAGAAGAAGATTGGGAATTTATCGCTACCCTCCCCATTCATAGATTTATAGAAAACTAATGTCAGTATTAAGATATCCAGCAGATTTTGGGGCAAGTGATCCATCAGTGGATTATTTGAAAATGGAGTTTATCAGAAGAAAATATGACTCAAATAAAGTAGAGTATATAAAAGATTATCTAGATCCAATTGTAATCAACATTCCTCAAAAAGTAACTGAGGCAATGTCACAGAATTTTTCCAACACTGAACTGGGTGAATTAGGAAGATTCTTAGGGAATAGAGGTACAGAAACGCAAGCAGCAACAGACTCTGTAAGAAGATTACTTGAAAATTTTGGTCTTAATAAAGCAGTAGAACTTTCAAATAAATTAGGGGCGAGTGGATTATCTGCTGCTGGATTACTTTCAGCAACTACTGGTGTTGTATTCAACCCAAACCTTGAAGTTCTTTATGAAGGTCCCGACTTCAGAAGATTTAACTTTAGATTTAATCTTTTTACTAAATCTAAAGAGGATGCAACGGCAATTTATAATATTGTAGATACGCTCAGAAAAGCAAGTTTGCCTTCTACAACTACTAAACCATTAAATACAAAAGCATTGCAAAATACTTTTTATGATGCTGCCCAAACAGCAACAGTTGAAGGAGTAGCTAATACTGCTGGTTCTCTTACATCGCAAACCATCAGCGGTGCTCTGGGAGGTACAGGACCTGGAGGTTGGCAAGGTGCAGTTCAAACTATACTCAACAACGCTGGGACATCTGCTGGATTAGCTACATTAGGAACACAAGTTGGGTCAACCCTTTTTGATGACAAAAGTAGATTTATTACACAACCACCTTTTGTACTATTGACCTATATGAGAGGTGCAAAAGAACACCCGTTCATCCAACCACTCTTGCCAGCAGCAATTAATCAAATTGATTTTGATTTCACACCCACAGGAAATTACACAACTGTTGGTGATTTTGGTGCTACTGGAAAAGCAACCACTGTTGGAGTTACAATCACCATGCAACTTACTGAAGTGACAAATCTATATGGAGATCTCTTATTCGGGATGAGACCCAACATTCAATCTAAGTAACCATGGCATCATTTTTCTCATATCTACCAAAAATAGAATATACTCCAACTAGAACTCAGTTCCAGTTTACTAACCAAGATTTTGTACTTGCTACAAACATCTTCAGAAAACTTAGTTTGGATAACTCTGCATATGCAACAGATTTATTCACAGAACTGCAAGTGAAAGATGGCATCAGACCAGATCAAGTTTCTGATGCAGTTTATAATGATCCTAACTATGATTGGGTTATTCTATTAACCAACAAAATCATAGATATTAAAAATGACTGGCCATTAAGCAATGCTGAGTTTGAACTACTTATTAATAAAAAATATGATGACCCACATGCAGTAAAGCACTATCTCACTAAAGAAGTCAAAAATGATCTTGGTGAAATAATGCTTCCTGGTGGATTAGAGGTATATTATGATCCCAGCGATCCAGACTCTTTTCAAATCACTTACCCTAAATCATATAATCCATTTGTAGAAGAAACTGAAAATGGTGCAACATTACTGACCTCAATCAGTCACTATCAATGGGAGCAAGAACGTAATGAGAAGAAAAGATTTTTACAAATCCTAAAACCTATTTTTCTTGAAACTTTTGTCAAGGTCTTTAAAGCGTCAGCAATATACAATCCTACTGATGTTGACACTAATCGTACTGTTAAACAGACTCTAAACAAAACTAGTATCTTTAATAACATCACCCTATGATATTAGAAGAAGCGTGTTACTCCTTAAAACTAGAATGTGCCCTAAGAGACTTAGGATTTGTTGACATCGGTTGGAAATGCGTAGCACATGCAGGTATATTCTTCGTACAACCAGTAGGAATCCCAGATGACCCCGAAGGGGATCTTCTGGGTTTTTCTTTAACTATACCTAATAGAAGAACTTATCAAAGGTACAGATTAGTATCTACTGCCAAGAGAGCACTGGATATTGCTCAGGGACTATAAAAACCCTACAGACAAAAAAATACCCCGAATTTTTTTTCGGGGTTTTTTGGAAATAAAAGTTGATTTTCCTTCAGTAATCTGAGGTAAATCTTTTACACTCTTCTGGATTTTTCTTACACCATTGGAACACATAAGCATCAGCATCTTGTTCCATACTATAATGTGCATGATTATGCATGACTCCAACCAGAATTAGAAAACCCACTATCAATACATTGAAGTGGGTTACGGGACTACTGAGGATCTGCAGTAAGTACTTCTTCATCCTTCTTGTTAAAACCAAAGGGTCCTTCTTTCTCCTCAAGTTTCAGTCGCAATGCAACTGTACCGATGGACTCAAGGACTTTTAGGATGTCCTCTGCTCTGGCATCTTCACCAAGTTCTTTAGCGACGTACCAATACTTTGGCCAGAAGGACTCACCTGCCTTCTGGTAGTCTTCAACAGTCAGTAGTTTCATTCTTCCTCAGCAAGGCGGGCAAAGTAGGACAGGGTGTCATCATCATCAGTCGTAGGAGCAGGACGTGACGCCGCAGTCGGTTGAAGGTTGTTCAGTTCTTCCTTCATGGCATTAGGCATGGGACGGGAAGGGGCATTGAACTTAGGTGCTCCCATGATGTCAGCATCATTGAAACCACCACGACCCTCAGACTCATCCTCAAGGGTCTCACGATCAAACTTCTGCTTCTGACCACGACCCAAAACAACGTTCAGACGTGAGTCAAGTTCCTCATAGGACTTGAAGTTCTTAGCATCCATGAATTCACTCAGAGAATGCTGTGACTTCCATACTTGCTCCAGTTCTGCATCAGTCATGTCCTCAAGGGTAGAAGGTGCAGCGAAGTCAGACTTATCGTAGTTCCAATAACCATCCTTCTTCTGCAGTTTCAGTTTGAAGTTAGCACCCTGCCACAGATCAAACGGATTGATAGGAGTCTCATCCTGGAACTCAGGTTGCATTGCTGCCTGAATCTTGTCAAAGATCTTCTTACCGAACTTGTAGAGGAAGACCTTGCCTTCGTTAGAGGGATTAGAAGGGTCACTCACAACGTAGATGTTGGAGTAGTAGGAGAGTTTACGCTTCTGCTTACGAGCGATCTCCTTGTCGCTATCAAGACCACTGTTCCACAGTGTACGGTTCAGTTCCGACACGGGATCTTTCTTACCCAGAGTGGTCAGGGAGTTCTCAATATACCATCCACCAGGACCCTGAAAACCATGTGACCAAACCTTTGCCCATGGCAGTTCTTCGCCGTCAGGTGCAGGCAGGAAACGGATTACCGCAAAACCGTTGCCAGACTTGTCCATCTCGGGTTTCCAGAAACGATCATCACTGCTACCACCAGTAGCTTGGAGCTTGTCAATCTCCTTAGTCAGACGATCAAAACCAAACTTGGAGCTGTTCTTAAGATCAGCAAAAGACATTTGTATTACCTCGGATTAGTTGTGTGTGTTGTATTCGTTGGATTGCGATGACCCAACAGGATCATCATAACCTATTTAGAGTTCTCCGTCAAGCACTTGCTGGCGGACATTTTCCATGTTGTCACGGAACTTGTCATAGATGTCCAGCATGTTCAGACCATCGGCATCCATACCGAGTCTTCTAGCAGCGACACGAAACTCTTCCTTCAGGCGGATTGCCATCGGATCGTCAGACAGATTCAGTCTCATGTAGAAGACCTTCTGCCTGTCAATCAAGTCTAGCATAGCATCAAAGAACTCAATACGGTCGTCCGTCTCCATTAGAGGGATGAACGGTAACCGATTGACAATCTCCTGCTGCTTGAGGTTGATCTCCTCAGCTTCTTTTTGTACTATTTCTGATTCAAAGAAAGACATTGGTGATCTAATACTTTTTCCTTTAAAGTTCCCTTATATTTAACCGTGTCTACAGATACGAATGGAGTGTACTTCATGACGGTTCTCCTCACGTCAGACCAAACAATAGTTTCCACAATCTTCTTATCAAACTGTGGTATAAAGTTTAGGATCTGATTTAAAATAACAAAAGTTTCCATGGAGATCTGATTACCCAAAAGAAACTTTAGTAATGGTGGATGAGTCTCAGTGACCTTAAATAACTGATCAAACTGATCCACCTGCTGCAATAGAAAGTCTACTTCCTCACTAAAAGTGTAGTGTAAACTCTCCATGCGCTTCTTCCATGCTCTGTAGTTGTCATCTCCATCTGTTCTGACCATGTTACCAATCCATCCAGAGGAGTCAGCAACAAAGTTTGCTACAAAGTATGGAAGGATTTCATCATCCTTCTTACGATTCGTAAGTTTTTTGAAGAAGTATCTGTCCTTTCTCTTCTCAAAGTTAGTCTCAGATACTCTAGTTTTGCCGTTGAATTTGAAGTAATCATAACTGTCGGTCGTGAAGTGCAACTTCAGTGCGACATACATTTTATAGGATTCAAATGCGGTCATTAATCTTTTTTCCACCAGTCTATTAAATCAGCCTCATTACTTTGAGGATCAAAGTCAATAGCGTCTAAGCTATCTCTTCTACGATAATCTACGAATGTAGTAATAGCATATCTCCCATTACCACTATAATAATCATCGTTATCAATTTTTACAGTGCGAACACCATGTGCCACATAAGGTGGGATAGCAATTAAACTATTGTTATTACATGGAAATTCATAGTTATCAAAGTCCTCAAAGAATAATTCACCACCAGTAAATTTCTTTGGTTCTTTATAGAAATAAGAAAAGGTTATCCATGCAAATGGATGGTCTGCATGTGTTGCATATCCTTCATCGTTATGATAATACCTAAGTTTAGTATAAGTATTTGAAGGCGTAGGAATTTGATATAAACTATAATGTGACTGTTTCCAGTTACGGAGATCCCGCTTTAATTTTTGAAACATCGCTGTTTCTAGGGTCAATATATTTGACCATCTTCGTGTTTTTCCAGGAAGAGTTGAAGTCAACGGAAATGCTAAGGCACTAGTCTTTGCCTCTCCTCCTTGTTTTTCAGCAGCTCCATGTTCTAGTGGCAACATTAATTTTCCTGGTTTAGTAAAGAAATTAAGTTCTTCCCAGATAAGTTCTAACTCATGATCTTCATATAAATCCTCCACAATTAAATGTGGAAATGGTTCTGTCAAAACTTGCGCTTTCATAAAATTAATCTTGCCTTTGATGATCGTTTCATGAAGTTCAGACGCTGAGCATCATACTTCAGTTTTTCTTTTAGGGGTTTAGAAATTAATTTTGATACTGTCTCTATCTCAATGTTGTTCTCATTGCAATAGTGAATCACACATTCAATATAATTCATTGTACCATTACTGATCTTCATCAGATTCTCAATTTCCATAGAGAACTTTGAAGCAGTCATGAATTTCTTTTCTAAAATGTCATTAAGGTTTTCCTCAGACATTAGCAAACTTTTCTCCCTTGTGATAGTTAACAAACTCATTAATGTACTGCTCCAGTAGTTCCATATAATACATTTTATCATACTTTTCAAACAATTGCACCTCTCCGTCCTCACATGCCTGAATAATCACAAGTTTCTCTACTTCAATGCCTGTGAGATCGTAGTACAGAGCACCATAGGCAGCACATTGAACAAAGTAATGTTCAATCCACTTCTCAGGTTTCTGCTTACGAGAAGTCTTAAAGTCTACAATTGCCAGCTCCCCTTTGTATTCCGCGATGCAATCAACACGACCAGCGAGTCCAAAATACTCACTGTACAGGGGTGCTTCCAGAGCGTGTATATTATTTATGTCGTCCAAATAAGGACGTGCTTCAAGGAAGAGTTGCCAAGGTTTTGACATCTGTTGAATGATGTCATGTGGTTTATTGTCAAGATTATTCAGATAATCTTCAGTATACTTATGAAACTTGGTTCCGCGAGTCGTACCTTGTTTAGAGATACGATCTGCCTCAGCATCACCAACACGTTTACGCCATTCCGCAATGCTCTTACGAGATTTCATTGAGGTGATTGATGTAATAGATGGTAGTTTCCTACCACTCGGCGTGGTGTAATACCTTACGCCGTTAACAGTGGTAGGTTCAGGGAGTTCACTTAAGGAATGACCAACGTGGGTAAACATATTAAAGACCAAGATTCATTTTGCTTACGAGGTAGGACTTCACCAGTCCAGAGCGGACAATATCATCAACAGTAAATTCAATAGAACTAAACTCTTTCATGTCCTCAAGGATCTTCATGAAGTCAATGATACCATTCTTCTCATGCTGTTTCACAAGGTCAGTCTGAACAACGTCACCACAGAACATGATCTTAGAGTTCTCACCGACTCGGGTGATGATTGAATCAAGTTCGTGGAAGTTCAGGTTCTGTGCTTCATCAATCAGTAGGATGGCATTATCAAATGTAGTACCACGAATGAATGATGTAGACCAGAAACTAATAGTTCCTTGTGCTTTCAAGTTAGTGTACAAGAGTTCAAATGAATTATCATCTGGCATCT